ACAAAACTTAAATTAGTTTTTCCGTCCATCGGTTCACCCGATACTATCATAAGTGTCGGCATTTTAGGTTTATAAAACCCTCTGGGTCTTATAAAGTGGTCTTCAATACTAATTATGGACATATAGTGGTTTATTTATTTTTTTAATAGTTCCGTGAGGATATTTTCTCAGGTATTCCTCAACAAATAAACCATCAGATTGTTCATATGTAGTATCTAATTTTATATTTTTTGCCAAATCTGTTTTAGACATAAAATTACCAATATCAATAGCACCAAGTTTTGGCATCGAGTTAATATGAAGATATTGTTGTTGCGTCCAATTATGTATCATATTACAATATACAAAATGAGTTTTATCGTCCACTGAATTTAAAAAATCATCTACGAATACCGGCATATAATAATTATCGTCGCCAGTCATTACGACCCATTCTTCAGTTGCATTTTGTAATCCATAATTTCTTGGGGTATGCCCCCAATCTTTATGTGGACCATTTAATTCTGTAAATCTTATTCTATCATCACCGTTAAAATAATCTTTTACTTTTTGATAACCATCATAAACAGCATCCGCAACAACGTGTATTTTCCAATTAGGTGATGACTGAGAAAATATTGAACTAATGACACCCATCAATTGATTAGGTCTATTATAAGTTGGGATTATAAATTCTATTTTACTCATTACTTTTTAGTTTTCCAAAATGAATATATTCCTTTATCTAGTTCATAAGAAGGCCAAACAAAACGTTCTCTAATTGGTTGAGTTTTAACCCATTCCCACATTTTTGTTAATCCCTCTTTTAAATCTGTCTTATGTTCAAAATCCAATAAATCAACTGATTTTTGCCATGTTGGTATTGAATGTTTAACTTCGTGTCTACCCTCAAAATATTTTACTTCTCCTCCACCAACAACTTCACGTAATGTTTCATTTGCCTCATTGATGGAGTATTCTTTAATCCCACCTAAATTTATTATTTGTTTAGATGCTCTCATATCCTGTGACGCCTTCCACAATGGTTCAATACTATCATCAATATAACTAAATGCTCTTGTTTGGGTACCATCACCAAATATTGTCATTGGTTCATTTATAGTATGTTGATACATCCATATACCTAACACATTTCTATATTTGTCCCATATATTCTGTTTAACACCATATACATTGTGAGGTCTAATAATACACCAATCAAGTCCGTGATGTTCACCAGCAATCTGTATATCCATTTCACAACCATATTTAGCCACACCATACGGGTCAATAGGTTTCTGTTGTTGATCCTCATCAAATATGCCACCATAACCATGACCGTACACAGCTAAAGTTGATGTAAATACTAAACGTTTAATGTCGTATCTAATACATTCGTTAATAATACGAGATGTTGCAACCAAATTATTTTGATAGTTGTAACTCCTAATAAATGGTGATAAACCCTCCGCCGCATATGCCGCTAAATGATAAACATAATCAAATTGATGTCTTTCAAAACATTCTTGAATATTTCCATTCACCAAATTCATTTCCCATAATTCTACTTTAGGATTCACATTTTCTCTATAACCACCACTCATATCGTCTATTCCAACAACATGAACTTCAGGATGATTTTCAATAATGTAATCAGATAGTCTTGAACCCAATAAACCAGCAACTCCTGTAATTAAAATTTTCATACTTTATAATAATTCTCTTTTAAATCGTTTTCGTTTATAAATTCTTTTTTTCTCATAATGACTTGATAACCATTATGTATTATTTCTAAATATTTGTGATATCCGTGATAGAACGCATCGGCACCAACTTTAACTTGGAGATATTGTGCCTGTTCTAATCCACCACCGTAATCATCAAATATAATATAACCATTATTTTTCAAACAGTAAAATGCATTTACCGCATCTTCTAAAACATATTTTGACATATGATTACCATCAATGTAAACAAAGTCTAAAAATTCTTTAGTCTCACCACTATGATTAAATGTTTTAAAACTATCGGCGGACTCACCTAAAATATATGTGACCTTATTTTTATATGGTTTTATATTATTCTCAATATATTCGTTGGTGTTAATATCCATAATATAATGATGAGAACCATCTATTTTACAAAAATTTTCTAAGATATAAACTGAAGATCCACCATATAATGCACCTATCTCTAAACACACTCTTGGTTCATTACCATAGTTAGGTAAGAAGTGTTCCCATGCTGGTAAATGGTCTACAAAAAATATTCTCTCATCTGGATATTTGAAGTGATTTGGATATTGATAACTCATAATATATTATAGTAATTATTTTATTTTTGTTTTTAAAATAGTCGTTGAAATTCCCTCAGTATATGGAATATAAATTAATAAAATGTTATTTTCGTCTAACCATTCTTGAGTGAAATTCATTTGTTTGTAATAATCTTTTTTCGCCCAATCTGAACCAATAACAACAAAATCAGGATTCACGGATAAAATCGTTGGCTTTGAGTCCTCACCTTCAGAGTTAGGTATAATTTTATCAACATACTTACATGATTCTAACATTTTTTTTCTACCCTCATATGATATTATTGGTTTTGATTTTTTATATCGTTCAATAAACTCATCGGTGTTTAATGAAACAATAACATAATCACCTATTTTTTTACAATTTTTTAAAAAATTCACATGACCAGGGTGAAATAAATCAAATGTCCCTCCTGTATAAACTATTTTCTGTTTCTCCATTTTTTAACTATTTCGGTTTTTATTGACTCTATATCAGTATTTGGACTTACACAATTGGAATTTGTATAAAATGGTACAACATTATTTAATATATTTTCATGTGTAAAAACAATACCTAAAAGTCGTTCCATGGATTCCGATTCACTTTTATTTGTTGGTAAAATATTACTAACACCATTTAGATGTAAAATATCTAACACATTCCTTGATATTAAAAAAGAATTAAATTGTATCATTTTAAATCCACTATTTAAGTATCTATATTTTGTTGTACTTAATTTTTCTTTAACCCACTCTTTATGTAGATATGTTGTGTGAGCCCAATCGTCACAAAAGTTAATTGGTTTAAAATCTAAATTTTTATACTTTTCTAATGAATCTGTCAAATACATTGAATCTTGTAAAAAAACATACTTCTCGTCATAAAAATTTTTATATACATGCCACATCCCACCAGATTCGTAATTTACATTTGAAATATCACAAACAATTACATTTTTCATTTCTAAATCTGAAAAGTGTGACTTGTCACTTGAACATGAATCTACAACCACTATTTTATCATTCGGATGAAATTTTTGAATACTATCTATACAACAAAATAAATCTGTTTTATGTATATCAGATTCACATTTACTTACAATACTAAAAATCATTTTTAAATTTTTGAATAATAATTATTTTGTTTTTCCTGACGTTCAATTGTCTTATGGTGTTGAATACAATATTCTTCATCTAACGGTAACGATGAAAATTTCTGACCACCAACTATTCGTTCATGAACTTTACCGTACCAACTCATTCCTTTACGATATATACGTCCTTGAGCATCTGGAAAGTTTACCCACCCTTTATCATTAATACTCCATCCCCATTTGTTTATGTGTTCTTGTGTTATACCGTTTACCGTATTAATACGAGGAACAAATATTAAATCAACCTTAGGATTTAATTCCAGTATTGTATTAAGATTTTTAACAACATGTTCACTAATCATTTCGTCAGCATCTAATTGATATATGTAATCACCCGTACAATATTCATTCAATTTGTTTTTCCAATCGGCAAAGTTTCCTTCAAATCCAAATCCCCTCCACGTTTGTACGTTAGGTTTAATATTATAAGGTAATAGAAAATCTAATATTTCAGGATTGCCGTTCTTCTCATCATATAAGATTACAATTTCATCTTGTATTCTTTTATGTTCCAAAATAAATGGAACTAATCTTTTAATTTCTTCCAGTTCATTACAAACTGTTATTGCAAAACTTATTTTCATATTATGCTCTTTGTCCTCCATTCCAATCTGTTGTTATTTGTCTGACTATATTTTCATCTATTTCTCTTGCAATTTCTTCTGACAACATTCTTGTTAATTCAATTTCAGTATTTAATCCTATATTCGTAATTAATTCATCTGCCAAATCAGGTCTCCATTGTGCTCGTAGTGTCCTAACGATATTTTGAATACCTTCTGATTGAATTGTTATCCCATGAAAAAATCTAAACTCTCTAATCATTTTCTCTTTCTCTTGCGAATAATTTAAATACTTTACCGTTATCATTGAACGTCATTTCCGCATTGTTAGTCGGATTTAAACGGATACTACATTCATTAGGACCATTGGCAAAAACGACAGGTTCCTCATCACCAAATTGAAAACAAAATTCAACATCTGAAGGTTCAAATGCGACCGGAGTAAAATATAATCTTGGTGTTTCATCACCTTTAAAAAATTTAAAATCCATTACGGTTTTTTAATGATTAAAAGTTTATTATTACATTCTAATTTAAATTCCAAATCACCATTTTTGAATTGTTCTATTGTTAAATGACTATCATGTGCATGTACATCCTCTATAATATAATAACCACCTGATTTTACATGTTTATATAGTGTGTTAAATGTTATCATTTGATGGTTATGTAAATGACTACCGTCATCAATAATAATATCGTATTCGCTACCAAATTTTTCAATTGCATTATTTAAATCGTCCATACTTCCTTGGTCACCTTTAAATGTATGTATCTTTTCATCGTCAAATCTTGAACAATCTTTGATATCAAAACCAACGAAAAATAAATCGTTGAAATACTCGCTCCATAAATGAACTGATGAGTTCAAATATCTTGGGTCGTTAATACCAATTTCAAAAAGTCTAATGTGTTTTTCTCTATACTCATTAAACAATTCATCATAAAGTAATGTGTATGAATGTTTTTCAAAATGTTCGGTACCTTTATCAATACCTAGTCTGTTCGCTATCTCTGTTAAATTTGTCATATATTATATTTTAAATAAACTTGGTAATACTAAATTAGTATATTCAGGTATTTTTACCTTAGGTTCTAAAATAGATTTAAATTTTTTAGTCATTTCATCTAAAGAAAAATTTGTTTCGTTTTCTTCTTTTAATGATTTAGATTTTTCCAACATAGAGTCATATTCATTAACCATTAATCTCAAAACAGAAACAACTTCATCATAATTTGCGGTAAACCATTTAGAACCTTTAATAATGAAAGAATCTATTGAACTTTCATGAACATCAGTCAACGTACCACCAATCATTACAGATTTATCCATGGGTAAAAAATCTTTATGACCAGACCAATTGGAAGCAATCACAGGTTTACCTGTCATTGTGAATTCAAGTAATGGTCTACCAAATCCCTCACCCTTAGTTATACTAACCATAGATTTAATTTTGGGGTGATTATATAAATCATTCATTTCTTTGTTTGTTAATTCACCGAACAAAAGATATATAGATGGTGGGTTTTCAATATCACCAACAATCTCTTTGATTCTTTTTCTAAAATTTTCTCTTTCTTTTACTGAGAAATTCGCTGAAGAAGTTTTCAAAACTAATGCCGGTTTATCAGATTCATTTTTAAAAGCCTCAACAAAACATCTTATTAACATACCCACATCTTTTCTGTCTTGTCCTAAATTACCTTTTAACCAATGACCAACAAAAAGATATGCAAAATTTTCCTTAATATCTAATTTAAAGTCATCATTTATTTTATCGTTATAAATTGATGTATCAACTCCTTCAAACAAAACCTCAATTGGTTTTTCAATTTTATGTTGTTTTACAATCACATTTGTTTTACTATCCTTTTCAGTGTATACTGTATTAGTTAATATTTCTTTAGAAAAATTAGATGTTGTAATAATCAAATCCATTTTATTACAACCATCAATCCATTCTTTAGGCGCAACTGTAGTTTCAATACCTGCGGTTATACCAATATTTAACTTACCAAATCTTTGAAATTCATTCGGTACAGTAACTTGAATATAAACTTCTGGTAATCCCTGAAATTCATTTACAATATTACTTTCAATCCATTTATGGAAAAGATTATCACCTTCAAGTGCGGTTAATGGTGTACTCCCCCAACCACAACTATCAATACTAATGTCAAACATATCCATTTTATATAGTGACTCTAATAAGTCTCTTGAATGTGAACCATATCCACTTCTTGTTTTAACGGGACCTCTAAATAATAATTTCGGTTTATTCATGTTATACTATCTTATATAAATCAAATCTTTTCTTAGGACTAAAATTATCAATTGCTTGATTAATTCCTTCTGTCATTTTTTCACACATAATTGTAGATGATAAATTTTTAATTGCCCATTCTCTACCAACTAAACCTCTTCTCTTTCTTTCTTCTCTCCCCATTTCATAAAACTTCATGATTGCATTTGCGACATCTTCATCGTTTACTCTATCATCAAAGATATACGGAGTTGCAACTGAACCGTTAAGATTAATAGCTGAGGACCATATTGGTTCTACCCATTCACCATAAGGTGTATTTTCGTATTCTTTTTTATTGTGTAAAGTACCGATTTTTATATAATCATCCGCATCATAAGGGAAACCACATTGGTCTTGTAAACCACCTGTTACATTCACTAT